TATAAAAAATTCGTGGATATTTCTTTTTCCCAAGACCGGACGTAAAAACTTTAATGGTGCTGTAGTCGTCATACTCATGTATTTCATCAAATATAACTACTCCACTTCGTTTACCATCTTTTGTACGCGCATTTGAGGTATTAAATTCCATTTTAGACTTTGTTTTCTTATGCTGAATCAATACTTTTGTCGCTTTAAAAACCTTTTTTAGTTTCTTCAAATTTTGTTTCGAGTCCAATACGTTGTAGACATCTTCAAATGACGTTTTTGCTTGTTTTTCAGAAGTAGCAACAATATCAATATTGTATTCTGGTATTCCATGATGTCCGCTCATCATATAAAAGCTATTGTAAGAAATGAATCCGTTTTTCCCTGCTCCACGACCTAATTCAATAAAGAATTCATCAAATAATAAATCACCATCTGTATTTTTCACACCATATATAAACGCATTAATAAATCGCTGCCAAGGAAAAAGCTCGATTGGAAAATATGGAGCTGGCGCACTGACTGATTTTTCAATCGCTTCGGAATCGATTACGACACCTGGTTGTTCTAACTTCCATCTTAAAAAATCAATTAGTTGCTTTTGTTCTTTACATGTTTCGATTTCCCCCGACTCGACCATGCTCATGTACTCATCTATATAGGGATGATACTTATAGGTCTTCATCATCGTCATCATCCTTATCTATCTCTGTTGCCTTTAAACCTAATTCAGAAAGAAGCTTTAACATCTGCATATTTGTTTTATTTAATTCAGACACACTATCATTTTTCTTTTTTCCAGATTGTTTTCCATTTGTCCATGTAACCGTTACTCCACGTTCCTCGATGTCTTCGATTAATTTGTTCTTAATATCCCAAAGTGACATGTAATCATCGACTAGATCCACGTAATGGGGTTCAGTTCGACTATTGGAGGATAATTGGTCAAGTAGGCTCTTTCGGATTATTTCCCGTAGTTTTTTTGTAGGTGCAACCACTTCGACCGCAGGAGGTATTGCACCCTCTTTAGGTGCGGTTAAATCGCTCCACTTGTGTCTTCTTTTCCAACTTTTCACGGTATTAAGTGGCGTATCATATTTTTCAGCAATGTTTTTGAGTGTAAGTCCGTTAAAATAATCGATTTTCGCTAATTCATGTTTCTTTTTCACATCCTTTTCACCTACCTTTTTTGAATGAAATTTTGCTGCTTTTTTATCCAAACGCAACTAGGTGCATTTTCTCCCCCCCTAGTCACGTAAAAGATGCAAATTTATTTTCACCGACGTACCCTTCCCGTTGAAACGATCCCCTAAAAAGAACCAATCTTTTTACCCGGGGGTACTATTCAATCTACCACCTCTCCACGTTCATAAACTTCGGTATCTTTTTTGTTAGTTTATCTAATCGTTTATGTTCCTCGTTATGACATCGAATACATAAGCATTCTAGGTTATTTATATCTAGTGCTAAGTAGGGATGAGTCTTTACTTCTTTCTTATGATGAACGTTCTCTGCCTTATAATACCTACCCTTCCGCTTACATTCTTGGCATTCATAGTTATCCCGCTCTAATGCGATAAGTCGAAGTGATAACCATTGTTTTGATTTATAGAACTTCATTATCTTATCTTCCCTAATGAATTGGATTAGTTCCAAAGTCATCATCTCTCTCACCTCTAGAAGCTAATTATTTATTAATGTTTAAATACAAAATAAAGAAGCTTAGGTATTAAACCAAGCTCCCTTAATATTTATTTATCATCAATTTCCCATGGTAGTTTAATTTCTGGTAAATTTAACTCTATACGTAATGTTTCAACATCGTCCGATATGATATCTCTTATACGATCATATAATTTATTAGCTTCGTCCCAGTCCTCATTTTTCATAGCCCATCTTAATTCCATATATTTATAGTAAAGTTTTGATTCTGCATAAATAATATTTTGATTTACAGTAGTGTTTAATTTTTCTTGCTCAAACGGGGTCAAATCCATATAAGCATGTGCACCATACTTATATTGGAATTCATCACACATAGCTTGAACAGGATGATATAAATTGGACAATCTTTCTTTAGTGGTTGCCATTTTTAAGTCTTCATCTCGGATCTTCTTTTGCTCTTTCAATGTATTGTCAATACCTTTGGCTGACTCTTGAATAGTCATCCTTACTCCAATTAACGTTATTACTCCAGAAATAACACCACCAATTATCGCACCCCATAAGGAAGCTAGTGAACTAATCCAAGTTTTTTTATCCCCTGCTACCGCAATATCAAGAAAGTTTTTTTTAAACATAAGCCCATTAATAAACATAGGTATTAAAATTATTGAAAATAAAATACCAAAAACTAAATATATTGTCGTCTTTTTATTCATTTGTTTTCCCCCTCCAAGTATTTTTATCGGCAAAAGAAGAAAAAAATAAATAAAAGACATTTACATATGTGAATGTCTAATTTACTTACCTATGATTCCTTTAATAAAAGAAGCCTGTCTTCATATTTATTAGACTCTCATATAAGGGAAAGAACTCTAAAATAATATTCATTTATAGGTGGCAACCGTATGACAAATTCAAAAAAAAAACACTCATCTAAGAGTGTTAAGATTTCAACCTAAAGTTTGAAAGTAAAGTTCAATACATCTACTACATCTATCTCATTGTGTCCAAGATTTTCTATTTTTTACTCATAAAATTTTTAAGATATTTGTTAACAAATACAAAAGAGCCCAACAATCATGTTAGACTCATTTTGAATAGAGGGTATTTCTAAGAAAGCTTAAATTTTATTATATTAATTAAATAAATTATTTATATGTTCATGCCATTGAGTATATAGCATTTTGGTTTTATCCGATATATTAGTTACATTTTGCATAACCATATTGATTCCAGATAATATCCCATTCAGAGATAGTTTATTTACACTTTTTTTAGTAGCTTCTTCTCTTACTTGGTTAATCGCATCTACAACTTCATCTGGATTTGCACCATTTATATCTTTTTCTTCTGACAACGCTTTAATTAAATTTTCAGTTAAATTTTCTAGTTTTTGTTCTTCAGTTTTAGTAATATTATTAATTACCCCTTTAAAATCTTTTGATCCTGCACCAAATTGGTTTCCTGATACATTTCCTCCACTAATTGTAGTAGAATTATCATTTGTTGTCATGTATGTGTTACCTCCGTTATCAAAAAATTGATTAATATTGAATGTTACTTTAGAATCACCCACTGAATGATTAAGTGTATCTAACAAAGCTTTTGTCTTTTCATCTAACACAAACTCATCTGAGGGTGAATCGCCTTTTTTTCCATTACATCCTCTTCAATTCCCTTTAGAAAATCGACATTAAAATTAAAAACAATATGTACCATTTTGGGATCAGGAATGAACTCAGTAGCACAAACTCTGCATTCTATCCATTTGTTCGGTATACTCTCTAATGTTGAATAACTACCATTTGAATCCATACGTTTTGGACATAATACCTCATACGATAATTCAATTACATAAGGTATTCTAGTAGTTAAATAGTTATAAACTTCGTTAACATCATTGTTTCCAGACAAATATGCCACTTGGTGAGAATTAAATCGGTAGCGTTTATTGATTGCCAGTAATTTTAAAGCAGTTTCAATTTTAGCTACATTTAACATTTTTCAATCCTCCCATTTTTTACACATTTACTTTATCTTTATTTTCCTCATTAGTTTGCTTTTCAATTATTAATTCTGGAGTCAGACCATTATATCTTACATCTATAAATACTCCCATTACATAATCAATGACCGATTCGCTAACTTTACTTAGAAATTGAAAACCTGTATTCAAATTAATTTTAAATTTTACATCTGATTCATATTTACCAAATGGCGTGTTTTCTTCAGAAGTTATTATTAAAGACTGCGATAGTAACATTTTATTTTTAAAGAGAGTAATATATTCTTCCTGTTCTCTTAAATTACGAATTTGTGGACTCGCTGTTACAATATGGCGGTCATAAATACCATCAACTTTATGATCAGCTTCTACTAATCCTGCTACAAGTATTTTAGCAATATTTTCAGCTTCTTGGTTAGACACTTTTGTAATTGGTATCCAATTAAATTCTCTTCCTTCTTCATTTAATTCTCTTCTGAAGTAATTTTCAAAGGAACTTAAAAATTTTGTATGCTGATTGTATGAACAACGTAACTCTATTATAGTAGGTCCCATGAATCTAATAATAGCAAATTCGAATTGTACGGAAGAAACTTCTATAATATCATATCCATTTCTGAGCCTTCTTGCTTTTCCCTTTGCAACAAATTGAATTAAAATACTGTCATTTCTATCTTCAACATAATTTATTTGAGGCTCTTCTGAAAGTGGTGGCCTAAACTCCTTGTCAAAAATGTCAGTCATACCTAATTCATTCCGAAGGATTTTAATTACTCTTTCTCTCGTTAAAAAACCTTCTGGAAGTGTAGTCTCTTCAAAAATATTAACTGCTGTTTTTCCAGCATAACAAAAGTTGTTATAAAGACTTTCAACTAATTCTGGTTTTTGTTCATTAAGTGCATTATACATGCTCTCAATACTTCTTCCATCTGCATCAATCTGTAACTTTTCAAGATAGTAGTCTACTAGAGGTTTTGGAACAGATTTTTCAAAATCTAAAAAATCGAAATTCAACTTATTCCCGCCCTTTTTAAGATTAATACTATTAATCTATTTATTCTAGACTAAATTAATATTCCCTTGTTCAAAAGATAAAATCTGATTTATTTTAACACTTTTTGTCAAAATATCATAATATTTGAGCACAGGATAAATAGCCTCATCTAAATACACAGAAGAGACTTTCATTAATTCGTTTGCCTATTTTTATATCGGACCTTTTTACTATTGTTTGAACACTACTTTTGGATATATTTAACATTTGTGCAATTTCATTGAATGATAAACATTGTCCACGGCTCATTAAATAAATCTCTTTCTCTCTATCTGTTAACACACTTAGTGCATCAACAATCCTTTCTTTATCCCAACTCGTAATTAAATCTTGTTTTAAATCTATATCCCATCTATACTCTGTTTCTACCGATTGGAAATAAATCTGCATTAATAATGGATCGAATGTTTTTTCCCTCTGATAAGCTGCACTTCGTTCAATACCACGTCTTAGACCTGGCCGTTTTCCAGTCTCCATCCACTCAATTGAGTAATTAAGATCACTAATTATCTCTTTTAAACTTTTTATATATTCCTCTTGTCTTTTATCTATATCAATTAATGGAATACTTTTTGCAGAATCTAAGAGGGACATTATTTTTTTTCTAGTAAACTTGTATTCTTTTAGAAGTTCTTCCATGAATATCCTCCTTAAAAAATAAAAATAGGACACTAAACAAACGACCTGCGTTCATTCAGTGTCCTCCAGTATACTGGTAGAACATTAATTTAATTTTTCTAATTCCTTATTATCGTTATTCCAAATAAAATCTTCTATTATTAAATGATCATCAAAAAAATTAGTATTTAAGAGTAACTCTTTAAACCTCTTGCCTTTTTTGGAATAAACAACATTATAGAATATAAGCAATAGTTCGGAAGAAGAGAGCTGGGCCCTTAAAATTCCTCTGTATTGCTTTTTCTCATTTAGATTTATTTCTTCATCCTCACTGAATATATGATCTTGTATCATTCGTACAATTCTATAAAGGTTTCTATAATAGTGACCGATACTATTTTCATAATTATTATAAATTCTCTCAAATGTATTTATTTTATAGTCATATAAAGGTTCTTTTTCAAATTCAAAAATCAATCTTTCGAAAAAATTGTGTTTAGCTTCTAAGAAGATATTTAAATCTCTATAATAATTTGCATATTTTAAATTAGTCTTGAAAAAATTGATACTATTGATTTTGTTGTCCTTATATTTATGTTCAAATTCTACTAGGCTCGATGATATAAAATCACTTAAATCTGATTCAAATTTGATATTATCTATAAAGGATAATGTTTCATTTTCTTTACTAAATTTTTCTTTTTTAAGAGCTCTAAAATATATTTCGGTTATTTCGTTTACTTGGTCAAGGTCATAATTATTAAGTTGGTCAATATATCTTTCTTTAAACTCTCTATAGATTTCCTCATTATACGTACTTTTAATTTTAGATATTAAACTAATAATCGCTTCTCTCCCACTAAGGCTATCAATCTTTATCTCTTTTAAAATATTATGATGTAAATTGATCATATTAAAAAAAGTACTATCAAATTGTTGTTTTTTCATTGTAGTGTTTGTAATTTCAAACTCTTTTCTAGTTTTCTGAACCTCTTCCCTCTGTAGTGATAATTCTTCTTTTTGCATTACAATAGCTGCAATTACAAAAATCATACTTGCTAAAGATAGTAATCCTACGGTAGTGCCACCAAAGAAGTCTCCAACTGGTCCTAATCCTTCACCAAAACTCTTTACATCATATTTTTTACCTGAAAAGAAAATAATTAGGAATGGAATAACTATCGCTGTAGTTGCAATAAATATTCCAAAAGTAATAAACTTATTTTCCGCTTTTTTTAACCAATTAAATAATATTTGCCTTTTGTCAACTTTAAACTTAAATTTCAAATTACTACCTCCATAAAACACAAATACGTTATAAATGATAACTCTCTTAACAAAGTTTCATTTAACTTTATTTTCTTATTTCTTTTTTCTAGCTATGGAAATTTCTAGTACTCCGCAAAAAAATTTATGCTTCATATGTATTCTTCTAAGATGATTATAACCCCAAATAAATATAACACTTAATGCAAACCACGCAACATATACCCACCCAAATGAATTTGTCATTAATTTCGAAAGTGTAAGATTTAATTCTAGATTATCACTTTTTAATATCGTAATAGCTCCTATTAATGCAATAAGTATAGTAAAAAAGGGTG